CATCCACCAACTTTTCCAACCCTCTCGAATGTGGCGGCTCAAGGTCGCCAGATGCCTCTCCTTTATGGGCGAATAAGAGCAGGCTCTCTAGTTATCTCTCAAGGTGTTGAAACAATGGATATTGAGAGACAACCGCCAGAAGAGAAGAAAGGCAAGATAGTACCAAGATTTAGAAATAGGAGCTAGGCAATGGGTAAAGGTGGCGGTGGCGGACATACGCCTGTTGAGGCTAAAGAAACAAGCCGAAGTAAACAGCTTGTTAAGATTGTTGAAGTTATTTCTGAGGGAGAAGTTGAGGGTTTAGCCGATGGAATGAAATCGGTTTACTTTGATAATACACCAGTTCAAAACAAAGACGGCTCCTATAACTTTAACAACGTTCAATTAGAGGGGCGAGTTGGTAGCCAAGTTCAGGATGTAATTGCTGGTTTTAATACCTCAGAGAAAGAGGTCAATGTTGGAACACAAGTTAGAAAGAATTTGCCAATTACACGAACTGTTACAGATAGCAAGGTCTCTCGATTACGTTTAACTATTGGTGTTCAATCTCTTTTTAGTCAGTCTGAGAATGGCGACACAACAGGAACAACGGTAGAACTTGTTATCACTATTGGCTCTCAATCTTATCCAGTTTCAATTAGTGGAAAATATAGCTCTCAATATTTACAACAGCACACTTTTGATAATCTTCCTCCAGTTCCGTTTACTGTTAAGGTTGAGCGAGTAACGGAAGATAGCAAATCACAAAGACTACAAAACAATACAGTATGGTCTAGTTACACCGAGATTATTGATACTGAGTTTACTTATCCAAACACCGCCTTAATTGGTGTGAAGTTTGATTCCGAGTATTTTAGCAATATACCAGCTCGTACCTATGACTTGCTAGGTTTAAGAGTAAAAGTGCCGAGCAATTACGATACACGCACCCGTAAATATACAGGGATGTGGGACGGTACTTTTAAAACAGACTGGACAGATAATCCAGCTTGGATTTTATACGATGTAGTTACAAGCAAGCGTTACGGATTAGGCAATAGATTAGGTGAGTTTGGTGCTGATAAATGGGCGTTGTACCAAGTATCGCAATATTGTGACCAATTAGTTCCAGACGGTTTCGGTGGGCAAGAACCTCGATTTACTTGTAATGCGTGGCTAACCGAGCAACGTTCCGCCTATGACGTGATTAATGATATTTGCTCAATCTTCCGTGCGATGCCAGTATGGAACGGTCAACAACTAACAGTTGTAATGGATAGACCGTCAGATCCAGTCTGGACTTACACCAACGCAAACATAGAGAAAGATGGGTTTAACTATACTTTCTCCGCTAAGAAAGCACGACACAATGCAATTCAAGTCGAATATGCCGACAAAGATAACGGTTATGAGAAAGCGATTGAGTACGTTTCTGACGATGAATCTATCCGCAGAAATGGCTTAAACGTTAAGAAAATAACCGCTTTTGGTTGCACCTCTCGAGGGCAAGCACACCGCACAGGTTTATGGTTATTGCAAACCGAAAAACTAGAGACTAAAACCGTCACATTTACAGTGGGTGCCGAGGGTTTAATGCATGTACCTGGTGACATTATCAAAGTCGCTGATACGTATTACGCAGGTACCAATGTTGGTGGTCGAGTTTTATCGGTTAATGGTAAAAAAGTTATCCTAGACCGAGAAATCTCAGTTAATGGCAATAGTTATTTTAGTTACATTAATGCTCAAGCGAAACATCAAGACATTAAGATTGTTTCTGTAAACGGTGCGGAAATAACTTTAGACCAAGAACCAACAGGGTTAGAGGCTTATGGTGTATGGTCGTTAAGTACTCAACAGGTAACAAGCCAATTATTTAAAGCTTTATCTGTTAAAGAGGAAACCAAAGGCAAATATACCATTACAGCCTTGCAGCACGAACCGCAGAAAGAGGCGATTGTTGATAATGGGGCGAAGTTTGAGCCTAAAGCAACATCAATCCTTGCTGTGCCGCAAGTAAGTAACATCGGTGTAACGGTTAATCCTGATGGTAGCATCTCATTTGCTGGTGATGTAACAGGCGGTAACGGTGTTATTAAGTATGATTTCCGCATCTACAAAGACGGTGCATTGTACGATATCCGATTAGGTCAAACCTCACCAAATCTAAATCTAGATGGCTTGGAGAATGGCGAATACACCGTTGTAATCCTGGTTAAAAATGAGCGAGGTCAAGTCTTAAGCGAAAGAACGCAAACCTTTGTCATTGACAAGCCTCCAGCTCCGACAGGTGTAAGGGTAACAGGTGGACTAGGCAATATTACAATCGAGTGGGATTGGATTAATGATGCCACAGCGACAGAGATTTTTGTTAGCGAAACCGATGATATTAAGACCGCCACACGCTTAACGAAAGTTACTGCGAGAATGTACACGCACGAAGTAGGGGCTAAGAAAGTTAGATACTACTGGCTAAGACATACTAGAGGCGTGAACGTTGGACCATTTAGTCAGCAAAGTGGCTTACGCGGTGAAAGCTCCGTTGATATTGATGCAGAGTTAGAGATTTTAAACAAAAAACTCTCTCAAAACATCGTTGATGAAGTCATTGATACTGCATTACCAGCTCGCAACCTTGACTTGATTAAAACAGTCAATGGTTTAAATGCTGATGAATATCAAGGTCACAAGCAAGTTTATAACACCGCAGACGGCAAACTCTACACTTGGAATGGTAGTAAATATCTTGAGAACGGTATTGATGCAAGTGGCATCCGTATTAAAACAACGCAATTAGTTGGCACTCTACAAGCTAACCAAATTGGTGCAAACACAGTCGGAGCTGGTGCATTACAAGCCGGAGCAGTGAGAGCTGAGCATATTGCTGCAACTCAAATAACGGGCGAAAAATTAGCTTTGGGACTTGGCGGTAATTTGCTTAAAAATCCAGCATTTCGCATTAGCGAGGGTGGCTGGATTGCCAAAGGGTCAAGAACATTCGAAGCTACATCAATCAACACAAGTTATAGAGGTATCAATAATACCTTACAATGGCATCCACATGTTGGCGTTGATGGTGAGAGATGGTCGTTCCTCAACTGGAACGTAGATAGCATATCCAGACTTGTTAATGATGACAATGCGTACATTGACGTTGAGAGACAGTATGTGCATCTTATCCCTGGTAAAAACTATATATTCTCGGCTTACGTTGCGGTGTATGGTGCTGGGCAATTAATCGCAGAGAAATACAATGAGAAAGATGAATTTGATTCAACCATTGAAACCTCCCCTTTCTTTGGCAGACCAGGCTTAGAGAAAAATAGTGAGCAAATAACCCAAGCAGAAACATATCATTTGACTGATGGGAAGCTAGATACTGCATACCGAGCGTTTGTTAAATTTAAAGCTCCAGAAAACGGAAGGGTAATGCTTATTTTTAGGGTGAACAGATTTAACAAGGACAACACCTATGGTGATGCTTTTATGGCTCGCCCAATGCTGGAGGAAGCAAGAGAAAATCAAGTTGGACCAAGCTCGTGGCGAGAAACCTCAATAACCTCTATTGATGGTGGCTCGATTGTTACTAACTCAATCACCACTAGACAACTTGGGACGGATAGCGTAACAGCTAACAATATTGCAGTTGGAGCGGTAGCGGCTAAACACATTGCAGTTGGTAGTATCGGAGCTGAGCATATTGCTACACGGTCATTGACTGCTGATAAACTTAATGTATCTAGTCTTTCAGCCGTTAGCTCAAATATTGGTAGTATTAATGCTGGCGATATTACAGGGGTTAATATCCACGGTAACAATATCAATGGTAATAATATCTCTGGTGGCTCTATCAGCGGTACGACAATTACAGGTACCACGATAAATGGTACGGATATCAACGGTGGAACAATACGAGGTGCAAGATTAGAGGGCGTAACTGGTAAGTTCACTGGTACGCTTGAGGTCAATCAGTTGGTTGGTGGTAATTTGTGTGAGGTTGCTATTATCACTGTTTATAGGACTTTTGACTTCTATCAAGTGTGGATAAACATAGCCCCCTCGCCTGTTAAGCGAATTTTCTTCATTGTTAATTCGCACAAAACATTCACGGTTGAGGCTAATCAATCGCATAGGTTTTTATATACAAATCATGATGAAAAAACACCAGAACTTTTTGAGTTTGGCAATGGGCGTACTGCTAAACTGTGCATTACAGCTTACGCAGTATCAAACACAAGAACAATAACACAAGACTAGGAGTAAAAATGACAACGTTCAACAAAATCTTAAACCCAATGTACTCGGCTATTGCTGCATATTCAAAGCAGGAAGATGGTTCAATTAATGCCAAGTATGTATTAGGTACTGGCGAAGATAGTGACGGCTCCGTGACTAATTTCACGCCTATCATCTCTGATTACAAATGGATTGATGCAGCAACAGCTAAAGAGTTGATGAATAAACCATTAACCAAAGATGATATAGGTAAAACAACCGAGCAAATCGAATTAGCTCGAATTTATGCCTATTTGAAAGAAAACGGTCAAATCATAATCTAATCAACCTTAAACTAAACCAACCGCACTTTGAGCAATCATTGTGCGGTTTTTATTTGGAGCAAAAAATGGAAAACATTGAGCTAGAAACAGTGCGTGGTGATGATGATGGTTGGACTTTTGAAATACTAGAAGATGACGAGCGGAAGAGCGATTTAACTGGTAGCCGATTTGATATGTGGATTGAGCCGAAGAAAGGCGAGATTATCAAGCTATCAACCGAAACAGGTGAGATTACTGTAAGCGAAAATCTAGTAACAGTTACATTGTCACACGACAAAACACTAGGAGCGAAGTGGGAGACTGCAAACTGGGATTTACAATGCACCAGTCCTCAAGGATTGGTGAGAACGCTTGCTGGTGGTGAATTTACGCTTATCCACGACGTAACGGAGGCTAGATGATTATTAGATTAGTTAAACGCTCAAAGCCTAATATCAAGGTTAAAGTGCGTTTAATAAAAGAGATTGGCGAGAGAAAGGAAAAAATCCCAACCCTCGAAGAATTAAAAACTTTTTATAATATAGGAGCTTTATAAGATGGCAGCACAAGAATTTCACCAAACACTCACAGAATTTGCCGAATTTGTTGGATTGAAAGATAAGGAAATCACTAAACTTATCGGCAATCTAACAACCTTAAGCACAACAGAAAAAACAAATCTTGTTGGCGCAATTAACGAATTATATCAATCCGTCAGAAGCTTATCTGGAAGTGCGGCAGGTATTAATGACAGCGCAACTAACGAAACTTCAACGCTATCCGCTAAGAAAATCATTGAGCTTGTAAATCAAGCCAAAACCGAAGCTAAAAGCGAAATCTTGGGCGGTAACGTAACAGCTGAATTAGACACTATCAAAGAATTAGCTGATGCGTTAAACGGAATGAAAACAGGCGAAGATGGATTGAATAAGCTCATTCAAAAAATCTCACAAACCAATGAAGCATTAACTACACTCAATCAAAAATTCACCGCTCTAGACGGTGTGAATTTAAAAGAAGCTTACACTAGAGGTTACAATAAATAATGACAATACAAGCGAATATATCAGAATTCGCTGAATTCATGGGAACTGAAATTAAGCGAATTGAGAAGAAAATTCCAGAAGGTGGCCGCGGCAGTCAATCTAGTGATTCAATGATAATTACTGGAAATGGTAGGCCAGATAAACCTGACACAACAGGCGACGTATTAAATGGCGTTGCAAATAAGATTAAAGGTAACGAGCCAAACGGAACCCTTTATAATTCAACAAACGGTGCAGGCGTTGGTGCGTATCTGTGGCAGAAGCAGAATAATAAATGGGTTGTTATTTCTGGCGACACTGGCTCTAGAGGAATGGCAAGAGCCTCTGTAAATGTTAAAGAGGGCACTGTATATCTAAGACGAGTAAATGATATAGTCGAATGTTCTTTCACTAATGGCCGATGGGGTACTATATCGTTTTATGGGAGTAGTAACCCTAAATTCACAAGGAAGAACCACGCTAAGCGAATGGATATTTTACCTCGTCAAAAAATACCGTATGGATTTCAAACTAATGTGCCCATCATGTTGCCTTTTTATAGTGATGATGGTGTTAATATCGCTTCTGTATATGTGGCTAATAAAGGCGATAGTAACTATATAGAACTACGCTTTAACGGCAACGTGTCAACAGCAGACCTTGATTATATGCGTATGCCTGTTATCACTTGGATAACAGACGACCCATTCCCAGAGGTATTGCCTTAATCTAGAAGTTCAGCAACTTCTTCCATATTCGGGGCGTAATAGACATTTTGAAGAATCCGAATGTCTTTATGCCCCGATATTTTTGCCAAAGTCATCACATCAACTTTCTTGGCCAGCCTTGTCAAGGCCTCTCGTCTTGTATCGTGAAAGTGCAAATACTCTCGATTAACTGTTTTTTTGAGCTTTCTGAATGTTGCATCAAGAATATTTGACTTCACTTGAAAGCAAGTTTCACCTTGCTCAATCTCGTCTCTTAGTCTTTCCAGTATTCTCACCGCATTTTTTGAAAGTGGAACAGTGCGAGAAGATCCGTTTTTTGTCATTGGTAAATAAGCCGTCTTTCTTTCTAGGCTTACATTATCCCAAGTTAATCCGCATATCTCACCAGCTCGCATAGCCGTTTCAATAGCAAATAATAAAGCAGCTCCAGTTCTTGCCTTAGCTGTTTTTAAACTATCGTTATATCCACTAATATTAACTATCTCGTCAATATCTTCTTGTGTAAATCTTTGCGTTCTCGGTTTGCTTGCTTTTGGTTGTTGCAATCCAACCATAGGGGAAGATTGAATATATCCCCATTGCTCCAGTGCAACTTTGAATATATGCCCGATAGTTGATAGTTCCCTGCGAACACTTTCGCCCTTAACAGTTTCTAATCGCTCTTTAATCCATAGATCTAAATCTTGGCGAGTTACATCTGAAATATATTTATCAGCGATAGGGTGGCGTAAAAAACGAGTTAAACGGTTGAATTCGTGCTTTTCACCTCGTTTTGTAGGTGTGATTTCATTCAAATACCGCTTAATCACGTCAGAGAATAAAGTTTCCGGCTGTAATCCTCTAGCTTGTAGTTCTATTTTCTTTTCTTCTTCGGCTCCCCACAAAACAGCCTCTGTCTTTGTAGAGCAAGTTTTAGACTTTCTTATGCCGTCTCGATAAATTTCTACACGCCATTTTTCACCACGTTTTCTAACCGTTGCCATTTTCCACACCTTTTTAAAATATAAGCCGCCACAAATTAAACCGTCTGGCGTAATTTTGGCGTAATTGGTGCATAAAAATATATAAAAATACATAAAAACTTGCAATACTGGATAAGATCAAAAGAGTAGAGGAGTGATGTTTAAGTATCGTAAAGTGTTGATTTCATTAATGGAAAAGTAGAAAAGAAAAATCCCCGTTCAATGAACGAGGATTATAATGTGGTGCCTAGGGTCGGACTCGAACCGACACGGTTATTCACCGGCGGATTTTGAATCCGCTGCGTCTACCAATTTCGC